CGCTCTCGCCATACACAATGTGTCGAGTAAGAATTTAGGTTTGATATTATAACGCCAGCTCAGGATGGCTCCGTCAAACATCATGTTGTGAGCCAGCACATGCGTGTTGCCCCAATCAACAGATGCCAGTAGTTCGATTACATCATCGGCACCCTGCGCCCACTCGGTCGGATTGGGGCCATGCTTTAGCCCCAACCCAATCACTTCAAACCTACGATCACGTATGTATTGCTCTGTCGTTATCTTTGACAGAGAAAAGTTCTGCGCGTAATAGGTTTCAAAGTCTAACGTAACAAGGTTCACTTCTTTGTTACTTTCTTTAGTGCTAACTCACCCGCACACGCCATGTAACCACAGGCGTCTATGTAGTTGTCAGGGTTATCTTTGTTGGACTTGAGCCGTGCGATCTTCAACAGGGCCATCATCACTGCAACATCGGTGGGCGAGAAAGACCACTCATAACTGAAATACTGCTCCCACAGCATACCAATAGAATCAAAGTTGTCCTCCATATCACCATGCGTAGCCTCACGATCTTCGGTGACATACTGCTTGGCGGTATCAAGGACACTGCTACGTGTATACGTATCTTCTTTAGGTATCTTATTGCGCTTACTGGGTAGCCCCAAATTATACCCAACATCCGATAAGTTAACACCATCAGGGGCATCTGCGTAAATACGCGGGATTTTTTCAACAATAGCATCTTTATTAATGTTTTTCCCTCGTTCCTTGATACCGTGATAAACGTAGAACCCTTTTTCAGTAACAGGTTTACCCAACTCAGGATCACAGTGATCTATCTCTTTCCACCGCTCCTTCCGAACCTTCTTAACGTAGGTATGAGCAACCCCTAACTTCATAGCTACTGTCCTATCGGTCTCCATCTGATTACCCATTACCTGCAAGTGCCGTACAATCTTATCGGCCTTAGTCCACTTCTTCTTCTTCTTCTCTTTCTTGGTAGTCATAGTTCTCTCCTTACTCAAATTCTGGTACAAACCAATCATCATCCAACGCCCACAGACAGTAGGACGCTTTCTTTTGAGTGCCGAGGCGTGATACCTTGGCCTCCCAAATCTCTCCATCACGATGCAGTTTACCCAACGCTAGTTGCACTTCATCGTTATCTGCGTCTAGTTTAGACGCTATCTCAGTAGCCCTATGTGCGAATTGATTGTCTGTCTCAGACAACAAACTAAGTATGCGATCTTCCATCTTAGCTACCACTACGCGAGGGGTTTCTTCTTCATCATCAAAAGTATCAACAGAATGTGTTACGCTCTCAGCGACAACACCTACAACCTGATACTTGGTTGAGTTAATCATTCTTGAAGTGTTGGGTATCACTCGCATCTGAGCAAGTGTACCTTCAGCAAGTCGATACTTCTTCACAAGGTTGGGCGGTATAAAGACACGCTCCCCTTGGTCTATGTCAACTCCAAATCCGCATTTCTTATCCACCAATACGTGTTGCACGTATATCTTTAGTGTGTTTAGCATTGTTCTCTCGCTTGTTTATGATATTGTTTTTATGAGGGCGGTGATAATTCAAACCCACCTACCTGCGGTCTGCCTTATTGTTGATTACACTCACAACCGCCCTCACCATTCTCTATGATTTGTTTAAGATACCCGCCATAAATTCATTGGCAGCGCGCACCGCTGCTTCTTCGTTACGTGCGATGTGCTCCTCACGTTCTTCGCTTATAGCTGCGGATAGGGTAGCCGTTACAGCCATCATCATCTGAGGCCACGAATCTTGCTGTTCAAACAGTAGAACAAGATTAGCGATAATCAGCGACATAATCTCGGGTGACGCTTGGTCGGGCGCGGCTTTAGCCATGCGCTCCATAACCGCTTCAAACTTAGCTTTGTCCATTTTTGCGCTCCTTAAATTTTATTTGGTATCGTCTGCATCTACGTAGTATTACCTCTACGGACATGCCTGTTATACGTGCGATCTCGGCGGCACTAAAACCTTGTTCCGATAGACGCAGTATTTGCTTGGCGGGGTTTGATCTTTCGATCTCGGACATGCGGGGCTTACCGCTGCCTCTAGCGTGTTCCTGCACGGCCCCGTAGTTTAGGGATCGACCCCCACAATATTCAATCATCCGTTTGTTCTCAATCAAGGCCAACGCCTTCATCTTTTCCAAGGCTGTCAATGTTCCCTCCTAGCTTCTTTGTACCTGTTACATACATGACGAATAGCTGCTGCGTGATATTCTTAAGTTCCGCTTTTAGTTCGCGGTTCTCCGCACACACGCGCTCGTATTCATGGCGATTAATCATATTGAAACTCCACTTAGTCATCTGATATTGCTGCCCACGCTGTTAGTGACTGACTAACACTGCCCATGTTATCCTCATTGACGACTATATCTAGGCCACCCGCTTTGCATATGTCTTTTAAATTTTTAGCTTGCAGAGGCGTGGGTCTATTCTTACCCGCTTTACACTCAATGCCAAAGAACAATCCTTTGTAGCAACCTACAATATCAGGCACACCACTTTTACCATACCCACCCGTAACAGGGTAGAAGTAGTACGCACCCATTGCGTCTAGCTGCCGCGTCACCTGCTTCTTAACTTTTGCTTCTGGCGTCATAGCCATACGTCAAACCCCCCTGTAAAAACTGGCATCCAAAGCTGTATGGGGAAACCCATACAGCCCTGCGTTCTTCTAAAGATTAGATGGTTCGATTACCCAGAAAGTGCTATATAACTCATTGTCACCAGCCTTGTGACCCACACCCTCTAAGTAAGCATCGTTCTCCAATAAAGATAACACCGCTAACCTCCCTTGGAACCAATCTGGTAGTTCCTCAAAAGGTATATAGGTATCTTTTACTATCGCGTCAAGTCTTTTAATCCCAAGACTTACTATCGTTACCCAGCCAGTATCTTTCTCTGTTTGTACGCGGTAACAAACGTCAGCCGCGTACAAAACGTCACTTATGCTCAAGTAAGTAGGAAGCACATACGATCAGAAACTCTGTACCCCACCCCATCAACATAGTGTTTATCCTCGACAAGCTGCAACATAGAAAACTTACCCATCATATCTTCGGGCAGCGTTTGTGGTGTGTACCACTGAACACAACTTTGTGGGTGTACGTCAGGGGTGTAGTTGGACAGACCATCGACCTGCAGCACGGCGCACTGTTGTTCACCCCTACGTACAGTAGTGTATATGAACACACCGTTATCTGATCGAGCATCAAGCGTTTTGGTTTCATCCTTCTGGGCAAAGAAATCTACCAACCCTGCTTGTAACTCCTTGTCTACAAACTCATGCCCCAATGTCAGAAGGTTCTTCAACTCGGTCTCCATAGGCGAATAGTTGCTAGAGATACCGTCATGCTGAAACAATCTATTACCCATCTTACGCATCTCATGGTTGGCGTTACTGCTCACATCACGAAACGATCTAGCCGCATTCTTCGATGACATAGCTGCCATGTCTGCCACGTTAAGCGGTGAGATGTAACGCTTGGCGTTCTTCACCGCTGTCTCTAGCTTGGTTGTCATGGACATATGGTACTGTGGGTTGTAGTCGCTGTACTTACAATTAGCGATCAAGCGACTACAAACTGTGTATGTGCTAGTACCCTTACCACCCCTACGAAAATCACCATAGCCAACCCAAGCACAGCAATATGGGTCATTATCGTAGTATACCCATGCACTGTTACCACTACGCGCAAGTGTGCTGATCGGCAAAGCATTCTCTAACTCTGCAATCCAAGGCACAATATGTCCCTGCAATTTTATGTTGTGCATTTGCGCGTGACTTGTAGCTTCTTTAACTGTCGATACTTCCATTTTAGTTCTCCTTTTGCGTATGGGTTTCCCCATACAGTTTTATCATTTCATAAACTTCGCGGTCTTGTTGACCCACGAATTGAACTTACTTCTTACTTCAGTCATATTCCCTTCCTGCATATGTTCCTTGATAGTGGCTCGTTCATACCACCCACTGTTTCCTATAAGCGATGTAGTGAAATCGACCCACGCTGACACACGCATAGGATGCTCAGGGTCTTTCAACACATCACGCAACCATAACGCACGTCTCTTAGAATTGCCGTAATGTTCTTGTTTGTATTTAGCTAGCTTGGTTCGTTCACCGTAGTTGTATGTGCCTGTCTCTAGTGGAAGAAGAGGGGTCATAGTGATGCCCCAATCATAGAACTCGTTCATGTGTGTTTTGTATTTGTCTTTCAGTTCCTTGTTCACTCTCGGCGCAGGGGGCAACGGTAAACCACCACTGTCATGCACCCATTGTTCTTCCCCGATCCTACGGAACACCAACGCAGCACCATCGTCCTTGGCGGTCATCCACCCTTGGCGTTCTCGTATATACACGCTCTGTGCATTTGCTCGGCGGTAGTAGGCATCCCAATGTTTCTTGATGGGCGCGGGGACGCTAGTACGTTTAGCTAGGTAGTAGTCCTCACCATGTTGTTGACCCCACCGCGCACCGCCAATACGAACAAAGTGCTTACCATTCTTGTTGACGAACCGTAGTGGGTACGGCAGGTGACGAGTAAGCGTATCGTATATAGAATTGTGATGCCCATGTGGGCCAGAGCCGTTAGCGACCTTAACTGTTTCAGTACCATCCCTGTGTCTGCGCCACACTAACGCCGCAAACTGTTCAGTAGAATTGACTGAAGGTTTTACCTTGCCACCCCCGTACCAAGGTTGGAACACAGGATCACCGTACCCATACCCCTGCATGATTGCGTAGCAGTTGCCATTGATCTTGTGGATACGCTCATGCTTGCGGCGTCTGTCACCGATAGGGCGTATGTCGTTTGCCTTACCAAACTTACTACGTATCACAGGGGTATTGTTGTATTGTGCTTCCACGTCTGCGAAACATCTGTGGTTAGTATGTATTAGTGCCATGCTTGGTCTCCATATTCTCATCGGCCTGTATCTCCCCCAAGCCATTACAATTATCACAGTCTTTCCACACACCAACAGGTTCGTAGATACCGCTACTCATTAGTTCGTACTTCTCATGTTCCACTTGACCTACGTGGTCAGAGCCTTCGCACTCGGGGCAAGCAATGAACGGGTTGAACCGTTGCTTGTACCTGTCCCACGCAGCGGTGAACTCCGCTTCCTCTGTCTTATCGTACATTCAATCCCCCTCCTCTTTATAACATTTAAGGATGATATCAGCGGCGTTCTTCTGATCGTGCATTGCTTCAAAAACTTTTAACCAAGCCTCGGAACACATATCATCACGACCTACCATGCGCTTTACGTTGCACATTAATTTGAGATCACGTAGGGTCTGTTCTTCGACCATCAGGTGTATCTCAACGTACTTAGCCATTTCAGTTCTCCTTTACTCTTTGAGTTTTTGTAGAAGTCGGTTCGCCTCTTTAATGGTCACTAACGCTTGTGTTCGTGTTGAACCGTTGTCTGCGCGACCTGATACGTAGTGTTCCAACATAGCCTTGAGGTCTACGATGACGTTGTAGATATCTTCCTCTGTTTGGATCATTTCATTAACTTCATGATTGATCGTAGTCATACGTCTAGTTCTCCTTAGTTTGTGTATGGGTTTCCCCATACACTTTTGATTACATATCACACGCTCTTACGTGTACGGTCTTGCCAACATCGGCTTCCCAACCTGCGTGGTCGAGCGTTACCCACAAGGTAGGATGACCCCACTCACCGCAACCACCCCACAAGTGACCGTCAGTAAGAATAACGGTTGCTTCTGGTTTGATACGATGCTCTTTAAGATACGCTGGTACACACCTAACATCTGTACCACCGCCTCCTGCGGGCTTGGTAGATTTTATCATCATGTCCAACTCGTCACGCTCGTACTTCTCCGCACGAACGACAGTAGTGTCCCAGTACAGTACATGCACACACTCTGGCTTGAGCGTTGAAAGTATATGACCACACTCGGTCAACATGACAGACTGTTCATGCTGTCCGATAGAACCAGACATATCCATAGCAAGACACACAGGCCCGATAGCGTTAGACATGAGACTTGGCATGTATACGCCAGCACTCAGGTAACGCTTGTTAGGACGCTTGAATGTCCCGAAGTCTTTACCTCGCACATGAGAAGTAAAAAACTCTGCCATGTATTGTGTATAGTCAATCTGCGGCTGCAACAATTCAGTGATGTTACGATCTGCACCGTTACCCATCTTACCCGCAGCCAACGCGCCAGACCGAACTGCCTCGTCAACTTCACGCGCAAGATCACGCTGCTCGTCAGGGGTCATGTCCTCGGCCCCATCCCAATCGTGATCATCAAACGACGGGTCATCATCTACTGGGTATGTACCGTCGTATGGTTGATCGTTCTTGATGCTTCCGCCTGCATCATCATCGTCAGCATCGCCATCGCCTTGTATGGGTTTCCCCATACCACCGTCACCGTCACCATCTTCGGGGTCACGCTTTATCGGATCGGGCAGATCGTGGAACACCTGCCCACTGTCCCAGTTACGATACTTGACGTTGAAACAACCTGTGGTCAGCGCACCTGTCATGGTGATGAAACCCTCACCATCATCGGCATCAACCAACAGCACGTTGATAACGAAGTCACACGCCAAGTTAGCTTTCTTAGCGTTGATCTTGTGAATAGCAGCCCATGTAATGAGATGCCTAAACATCTTGTGACACACCTCATGTAGTATGAGAAACCGCAACTCGGCATCGGTGAGTGATGCAACGAACTTACGTCCGTACCACTCGTCACGTCCATTGGTACACGCTGTGGGATAACGCTCGTTATCATCGCTGACAATGCGTCTACCCATCATCAGCATCCCTGCGTAGGCACACCACTTAGGGTGCGCCATGATAGAGACAACAGCTTTTTCTATGCGCTGCTCCTCGGTTAGTATTAGTCCAAACATTTTAATATTCCTCTCCTAGTATGTGGCCTCTAGCCACGTTGATATCAGTCTCCCCTACACCACCGCATAAACGACAGTGAGGGTTGACCGTATGTGAAGCGGTGGGTCTGCACTCAGGACAGCGTATGTCCCGATCACTTTGTTCCCACCCCATCAAGTCTTGCGCGTAAACATTAAGGGCGGTCTTGTTGTATTCTGATCGACCCTTCATAAAGTTAGCCCTACGCTTCTTGTGCATCTTCCTCCTGTAATCTGATTGTCTCATGCTACACCTTGTCACCGTGGAACATGTAGTTGTTAGCCACTGCCCATTCGGTGAACTTGCGGTTGGTCATAACCATCGCTTGCTTTGTGTACTTCGGTGCGCGAACACCATTGGCAAACATGCCTTGGGCTTCACGATCAAGACGCACAAGATAGTCCATCCAGTTATTGATCCACTCTTTCTCAATGACGGCCAACGTCCGAAACACGATCATACATTTAGCTGCTGCGCTTGTGGGTACGATAGCGTTTCTTGGATCGTTCTTTATGCTGTCCAAGGTTGGAAGCTGATCTGCCAACTTGAGATGCGTAGCCAAGTCCATAGCAGTACGCATACCAATCGTACCTATAAGTGACGCAGTAAATGTTTGATCGTCAATCAAGTGACGTATCTTCGCCAAGTCCGATGCAGCTTCAAGCGAACGTGGTGTGACGAAACCCTTACGGTACTCTTTAGGGTGAAAGATGTGTGGGTTATCTTCTGGGTTAGGAACATCGCGGAAGCTGTGGAACCACTGTGGGTTATCCTTGGCTGCACTCAATACACCGTGGTCAATATCATTGTTGATACCCCACCCGATCCATTGGATGTTTGTCCACTTCTTCAGTTCGATCCATGTCAGCGCGTTCATCTGATGCGCTTCAAGAAAGTCACCCAAGCCTTCAGCACCAAAGTTAGTGGTCGCGTAGATAATGCTGTCTGGGTGTAGGTCGTAACTACCTAAGCGCCGCTCCAACCAGAACGCACGTAACGCTCGGGCCACACCGTCTAGGGCTTTACCAACCTCGTCAATACAGATGATGACAGGGCCACCCAAGTGTAAGCCCAATTCTTCGTGAGGTACAAACCGAACAAATCCGTTTGTATCCATTGTCTGAAACGATGGACATTGTAAGTCTTGCACATCTTTGTCAGGGCAATTGAACAGGATAGCCTTGTGTGTGGGGAACCGCTTCGCCAGTGTTTTAAGTGTAGATGTTTTCCCGTTACCCATGTCACCTTCAAGCAGCACCATGCGCTTGTGTCCGATGGCAGCGATCAGGTCAACTGATTGGTCGAGGTCGAGGGAGTACATTCCATTAGTAGTCATAGCCATTTTAGTATCTCTTTCTGTATGGGGAAACCCATACGGTTTGATTGATTAGTAAAGTCCGTAGCCATAGGCCAAGAACAACAGGATGAAGGGCAGGGCGACAACGCATATCGCCCCAACCAAATCTTTTAGAAACTCTTTCATTGGTAGATGCTTCCAAGATAGAAGGCCAAGGATAGTGCGACTACGTACACACACGCGTAGAAGTATGTGTGTGGTATGCGTAGTGTAGTGTACCCGGGGGAAGTGTTTTTGTTGTTCTCCGGGGAAACCTCACTATCCTCATCACTCATGAACTGTTCCATGTTAGCCATGTCCAAAGATTGAGGGAGATACGGGTTGGCAGGTTTAGGACGCGCACCGCTTTTCCAATCGACCCACTGTTGCTCATGCTTCCGTATAAACTCTAGTTCTTCTTCGGTCATAGGTGTCGCCTTTTTTAGGATCAAGCCATCAATCGCTACATCTGTAGCTTTGTTGTGGGCTGCACATTTACCTGCTCTTGCACGGATACGGCACTTGCGTACCTGTATAGATTTGGGAGACCGTCCCAGTTCAGCGCCAATCTCGGTGTCACTGAACTCAGCGTCCACCATCTCGGCAAGGATATCTTCTTCCTTACCTGTCCAAGCACGTCCACTTTTCGGTGCGGGTACATTCGTTTTCATTTTAGTTCTCCTTTGGTTTGATTAGAACAAGTCCAGTGACGGTAGGGTTTTGATAACCTCGTCAACTGAACGCTTGGTTTCTGCGCGAAGGTCAGCGTTCTCGCGCAGCGCATCGGGTGTCACCACCCGCATTGCTTCTTCCAGATGATTAGCAGCCGCCGTCATCGTGGGGTCGTTAGTAATGTTGAAGCCTCGCATCATGTCCACAATATCTGTGACGTTACTCACAAGTGTATCGCGGAATATCTTTTTATCTTCGTCTGCGAAGTAATCCAGTTTGTCACTCATGTTTTGACACACCTTGTGGGCGCGGTTCCACACGTCCTGCATAGCCGCAGCGTATCTGTCGTTGAACTTGGACTGATACTGTTCTGCGATATCGGCAATACCTGTATTCTGTATGTCGATGCGGAAGTCACCACTTGTGGGTAGCGGTTCCACGTCAAGACTGAACGAGAACTTGGACGCGAACTTATCAATGCTCGGATAGTCGTTCTCATTGTAGTCAGGGCCAAGGGCCATCTTAGCTTCTTCTTTACGGTCCTCGTATGCGTCCACCAATTCAGCAACCAACGCTTTACCTTTGGCAATCTCGGTAGTCACCGCTTTGTGGTAACTAAACGACATAGCCGTTGTTAGTAGCCGACCACCACCGTCTTTCCACGGCAGCGTCAGGTTCTTGTGAGTGTTACGAACCTTTGTCACTTGCTTCTTGACCGCTTCTAACTCCTCGCACTTCTTACCGAACAAGGACTTTATAGCAGTGAACGCTTCACTGTCTGCGCCCGACATAGCAGCCAGACGAGCAGCGGCCTCGGGGTCATTCTTCCGCATGCGTGTCTGTGTGACTGTGAGGTCTACGAGCATCGCACTTGAGGATATTGATGCAACGGCATCTGTGTCTAATTCGGCAAACGTCATGCCTGTTGAAAGATCGTTCATTTTAGTTCTCCTTGGTTTGTGTATGGGGAAACCCATACGGTTCATCTTGGCTTTTGATTGAGAGCGAGCAGATCACTCTTACGAGTGATGCGTGTGTAGTGACCCTTGGGTGTGGGTACGATTGTCCACGTAGACCGTTCTGTCTTGGCGGTACTGTCGCCACAGTCTAGGCAAACTTTGTACCCGAGCAGTACGCGCTTGGGCGGGTCGATATCCTCGCCGCACTTGGTGCAGGGTGCGAAACTTGTATGGGTTTCCCCATACGCATCAAGCACGGTGTCTGTGTCTGTCATTGTAGTCTCCAATCATTTGTCTAACTTTTGTTACTATACCATACTTTGTAGGTAATGTCAAGTGATATCAGGAGGTGTTATCTGGAGGTGTTATGTTGTAGGGGTGGGGGTTCGTGTGTGATAAGTGGTAGGGGTGTAATGTTCCGTAATGTTCCAAGGGGTTAGGCTGTAAGTGATTGAAATTGCAGTAATGTTCCAAAGTGACAATGTTCCATGTATAAGTAAGCGATCTGAGGATTTGGGGTCTATCGTTGAGAAGGGTGGAACAATAGGCTGCGCCCCCAACGAAGGAGGGGTAAATCGTAAAAGAAAATTGTTAAAAAAATGATGGAACATTAGGAACAATAGGAACATTACTTTAAAAACAAACACTTACAGTGGAACAGTACCAAAAACTTTTGGAACAGTTGGAACATTACTGCATTATCAATGACTTAGCTGGTTTGAGCCAACATACTGCTAACTTTTATGTTTCTAGTCCTAGATCACTAGACGCACTACGTGTGAAGCAGCTCACTGTGTGACGGTATGGGGAACCCCATACGTGGTAAGCCATTGCATACATGGACAACCGTAGCACTACGCAGGTGACGCTTGGCAACCGATAACATAGCGCACATCGCTACTCCGAAAACTGGCCTCGATTGTGTATGGGTTTCCCCATACAGGTGGGCGTATGAGGTGCTCCAGACAGGTGTGTGCGTACCGCTGCATCGACGGGCGTAACGCTGCTCCGAGAACTGGCTTCGGAGGGGGTATGGGTTTCCCCATACCGGATCGCATAAGATCATGATTGATTGGCCTTGCGCGGGCGGGCGGGCGCGTGGCGAGGGGGGCACAAAGCTACTCCGAGAACTGGTATCTAAAGCACAAAAAAGAAAGGATAGAGCCGAAGCCCTATCCCCTGTGTTGTTAGTATACAGCCGATACTAGAAGTTCTAAATCGCGGACGCTCTCCTTGAGGTCTTTGATCTGTTTGTCCCTGCCATTTATATGCTGCATTATGAGGCGTAATTCCTCATGTGTTAGAGGCTTCTCGTCCATACGCTTCTGGTTGATGCGGTTCGTAAGGCTTGCCATCAAGCCCCATACTCTTTCGTCAATAAAGTTTGGCATTGTAGTTCTCCTGAGTTGTGGGGCTGACACCATGCCAGCCCCGAGGTCGTTATTCGTCTTCTAGGATGTATTCATCATAGACAATTACATCTTCTACCTTAGCCTTGTGCATCATCTTACTTACATCAAGGTAGCTATCCACCTGAGCCAAATCTCGCTGTGCTTGTGCAGCCCCATTGGTCAGCGCCTTGTGATGGGCTTTCAATATCCCTACTAGGAACTTGATCTCGCCAACGATTGCTTTCCGGTCAGCGGCCATATCGTTTATGGTCGATTTGATCTCGCTTAGCGACACTCTGGCAGGAATGTCGTAGTCTGTGGGTGATTTCTTCATTGTAGTTCTCCTGAGTTGTGGGGCTGACACCATGCCAGCCCCTGTGTTGTTAGTCTGTCGCTCTAGTATATAGGACTAGATGGCATACTAGCAGGTTCTAGTGATTTCTTAGGCTGTCTAGGGTTGTTTTCCCAAGACCCTCTAAGGTTTTTTAGTATGTCCAGTATAATCTGTACCTCGCAAACCATTGGGCCTTCAAAGCCGTTTGGTACGTCTGAGAACAAATCCTTAGCGAATACTTTAACGCGAGTACCGTCATTGTGACGTACCATTGTTCTGTTTACGTTACAGTAGAATGTAAGGATGTAGTCATCCTCTAAACCGTTTGACCCAATACCCATGAGTGCGGTCATGCTACCGTACACATATTCGTGTACAGTTGCGTCGATTAAGTTTGGCATTGTAGTTCTCCTATGTGACCTAGCGTCACGTCAAACCCCCCATGTGAGGGGCTTGTCAGTAAGGCTAGTTGACCCCGGCGTTGCCGCCGAGGTCGTTGGTGTTAGTCTTTGATGACCGGGATCGTACCGCCCACGTATTTCATCAACTCTTTGAGCAGCTTTTGCAGCCCCTCAACGTCGTTGCCCTCGGGCAAGTTGATGCCTTCATCTTTGTAGGTGCGGAGGAAGAACTTTCCGTTCTCCTCACCGATTGCCTCGACCAGAGTACGGTTGGCGTTTCCGCCAGCCGCGATACGGGCCGCTTTTACTTTGCGCCCCTCTATCCCTTTCTGCAGGTCATCCAGAACTTTGTTCAGCAACCTATCGTAGTACTTATAGTTGAACGCATCGCCTGCCGCGTTGTGGGTGTTACCCTCGTTGTTAGGTGCGACCCTACCTGCCGCTTTGACACCGCCCATAGCATAGAGCTCTTGAGCCGCATCGCTAAGGCGATGTATTAGCGTCTTTTCTTTGAACAGTTTTACTTGCTCAAGCGAAAGAGAACGCTTGGACACCATGACCTTCCGCTTGTCAATTACACGGTAAAAGTTGGCGGTGTTGATACCATGTTTAACACACCAAGTAATCAGCTCGCCGCGACCCTCGCCGCTTGCTTTTTCTTTCTGGCTGTAAGAAAGACCGAGAGCCGAGAGCTCAGAGAACTGAGTTGCAGTGATAGCGTTCAAAGCCGCCACGCTTGTAGTAGTTTTACCCATTGGGAAAACCTCCTGTAATCGAAAGACACGATCCAAATTCCGTTTCATCGCCTTTCGATGTAACCCTTATGCACGATTTGAGGCATGCTGTCTGCTCTAACTAATAAATGATATTGGATAACACTGTACACCATAGAAAAACAGGTATCTATAGGCCCCACCTACCCCCGACCCCCCTTGATCGACAGTCTGGCGCATAGCTGTAT